AGCAGAGCATATAAGTCTTTGCTTATTGCCACTCCGTTTTGAGTATAAACATTCCATGTATTTCCAATGCTCATTGACACACCATTAAGTGAATAACTTGAAAGAACCGATTGTATTAAGTCCTCATTCTCATATTCAAAATCGGCAAGCCTACAAGTTACTTCCCTTATGATATCCTTCTGAAAAGTTGTCAAATTATCAAATCCATATCTGTTAATCCTGCCAAATGTTAATGAATCAATGTGTCTGCTTGCCTGTTTAAGCTTACTTGCAACTTTTGTCTGTTCAATGCACCTTGAATCAGAAATTCCCAAGTAATCGCTTAATGTTGCATATGGGAAGTAAGCCATAGGCTCACCCCCTATTCAGCTTCAGCACTCTTGATTTTCTTGATAATTCCTTCTTTTGAAGTTGCGTTACCTAAATCAATGCTGTGCTCAGTTGCATATGCCTGCAATTCTTCAACTTCCATCACAGAAAATTTATCACCTTTAACTTTTTCAAGCTGAGCTTTTAACTCATCTCTTTCTGCAACTACCTTCTCATATTCGGAGTATGGAACTGTAGCCTTAGGTGAACGTTTTAAAAGTTTTCCTTCCTCGTCAAAAATGTCATATCCCATTGCAAGATATGATTCCATTTCCACTTTGGACACTGTATAAACCTTATTTGCTTTTTTGGCTGTCATAGTTCTTCTCCTTTCTAGGCTGTCTTTGCGTGAATGATGCAGCCATCTTTCATAAGCTCATCAATTGCAAATGTTCCGTTTAATTTTCTGTTCTGATAAACATAATTGTCAGCTGTTCTTGAATCTGTTCCCGGTTCAAATACTGTGATGTAGCTATATTTGTCTCTTGATACCTGACACTCCGGATCAATTAAGATATAGTCCATCTGAACAGCTGAACTATCTGCAACACATCCATTTGTAAAGTTATAAGCACTCTTAAATCTTGCCGATGGAACTTCCTTAATCATTCCAATGTCATCAATGGAATGAACTCTTCTGTCAATTCCCTTTGCTCCACTTACTTCAAGTGTTCTCTGAATGCCCTCAGCATTCTTAAGTAACTTATAATAAGCTGGTGTGCAATAAAGAATAACTCTGTCAAGTGGAACACCTGCTTCTGTCATTGCCTCAAGGTTATCATCAAAATCAGAAAGAACATTAGCTGTAGTTAAAGCTTCTGTTTTAACTTTTGCTCCTACTCTTTTAGCTTCTGTGTAAAGCTTACTGAATGTGTAACAATCAGCCTCAGGAATAGCCTGAGTTGTCTCAAATCTTTTCTGAATGTTTGCTATTGAAACCACCATGTTTGTTTCATCAACATCCATTGGATCTATAGCAAACTCAATGTCTCTGTCGTGGTCCAATGTTTTTGTTTCATATTCATTTGAATATGTACCTGCGTTAAAACCTAAGTTGCCTCTTGAATGATCCTTATAACCACTTACTGATAACTTAGGAATCTTTAAGTTTTTTCCATTCACAATCTGAATGTCTGAATTTGAATTATACAAATCCACAGAAACCTGTGACTGACCATATAATTCTCTTAAAATGTTGCTGAAAATATCAGCGTACTGTAATGCTGCCATGTATTACTACCTCCTATTTTTTCTTTATTCCAAAAATGCCTCTTAACAAGTCATCCTGGTTCTGATTGTTGTTATTGTTTGGAGCACCAATGGGTTTAAATCCCTGATTGTTTGTTTCTCCATTTCCTGCCGGCTTTAATGCCGGAACATCTTCTAATACCTTGTTGATTGCAGCTTTTACTTTTTCTGCATCAACTGTTCCATTCTCTCCTGCCACATCCTTAAAATCAGCCATCTTGATTACATATGGAATCGACTTTGAATCAATGCCAAGTTCAACTGCCTGTAATGTTGCAGAATTTTCAATTGTGAGCTGTAAATTTCTGCTCTGCTCCTGTGCAAGCTGTGTCTGCATTCCTGCTACGTCAGGTTTATTCTTTGCTCTCTGTTCCTTGTAACTGTTAATTGCCTGTGTTACTTCATTTTCAGACATTCCCTGCTGCTGAAAGAACGACCTTAAAGCCGACTGCTCAGCTCTTGCAGTTCTGCTATTAACAATTCCGTCAAGCTGTTCCTGAGTGTATGTTGCACCCTGATTATTGT